AAAGCAGCTGGTGTTGATTCCTTTTTTGAGGCACCAGTTTCTCAGCTTAGTCAGGGTATGAGCTGGATTCCAGGTCTTGGACCGTTGGCTCAAATCCCAGCTTCTTTCCTGTTGAGAAACAAACCAGAAACAAGCAAGATCGTAGAAATTTTGTTGCCGTATGGTAAGGCTGGTATTTCAAAGGGTGAAATAGCGGGTCAAATAAATCCGTTGCCAGGCGTTGCAAACAAACTCATATCCTTGATGTACAGCTGGCATGACGAAAACAACAACACAGTAAACAATGCGTTTGCCACAACATTGAATGACGTAGCCAGAGCAAAGTATGCGTCTGGTGATTACGACCTGACAACCAAAGAGGGCTTTGCCAAACTTGAAAAGGACTCTTTGCGTGACGCTCGAATTATCACCGCTATAAGAATTGGTCAGCAGTTCTTTGGACCAACTTCGCCACAGGTTGGATATAAGGTAGAACTTAAGGACAAAGATATTTACGTTGATCAACTTGTTCAGGTGTTCAGCAAGATGCAGGAAGAAGATTACGAAACTGCTGTTACACGTTTTACTAAAGTTTTTGGAGAAGAAGCAGCGCTGTATGTTGGTTCTAAAACTGAAAGCTTGGTCAAGGGTCTTGAAGCAACTGGCGAGTTCGGAGAATGGGAACTTAAGAACCGAGACCTGATGGAAGACTATGAAGATCTTGCGGCTTACTTTGGCCCGACAGGTTCAGAGTTTAACCAAGATGTTTACAATCGACAGAAATCAGAGGGCAAACGAAGGTCGCTTAAACTGGACGAACTGGTTGAATTAGCACAGAATCGTATTGGTTCAGCTAAGTTCCGAGCAGCCCGCAAGATGTTCCCTGCTTTCCCATCAGAAGCACAAAGCGAAAAGCTGAGGGCTTACCGCACAAAACTACACCAAGAGTATCCAGGCTTCCCCGAAGTAGCTGAATTCACCGTTGGTGAGTTTGATAATCAATTGCTTTTGTTAAAGGAAATGGTCAGGGATCCACGTCTAGCAAACAACGAAGTAGCCCCATTGGTTGTCAGATACTTGAATGCAAGAGAGTCCTTCTTAAGAGACAAGAACCTTAAGAGCTTTGATTCTAAAAAAGCCAAACCAGTAGCTGAGGCTTTGTATAGTTTTGGCAATCGTTTGGCTCAAGAAAACCCACAGTTTGATAGAATCTGGCAACGATTGCTCTCATCAGAGGTTGAAAAATAATGGTAACTCGCAATAAAGACGGTAAAAATTCACAACAAAACATTGATACCCTTATAGCTGAGGGTGATCCTGGCGTTGCTGGCGCACAAGGTGAAGAAACTACTGCTCCTAAAAGAACCCCAATTGTTATTAACCCTAATAATCCAGCAACCCAAAAGACTATTCAGGAAGAAGCAGGAGTTTATCCGCGTCCGAATATTGCGGGCATGGACCCAAGTAGTTTGCCCGCTTTGCTTCCACAAACAGTTACGGTACAGCGTGGACCTGGTGGATCAAAGTGGTTTTACACAGGTGAAAAACTAGTTGACGAAGATGATGCCCCATCTAGACCGCAATATGATCCAACTTCTGAGGTTGATTCAGAATTCTTTAGATTAAAAAATAACGAAGCGGAACGCAATCAATTCTTTAAAGCATTAGTTGCACTTGGTTATTACGGAGAGAACGGCAAACCTAGTCCAGCAGCTCTATACGGAATCAGTTTAAGTAATGCCGACGCATCTGCAATAGCAAACTTTATGGTAACGGCAAATGATAGGCGCCGTACAATGAAAGCATTAGTAAACCTGTGGACATCTGGTGATTTTGTTGGTCCACCATCAATGGGTACTGGCAGAACCGTATCTGTTGTTTCAAGAGAAGATGCAGCAAAACAAACTGGAGATGCGTTCTTTCAACTTCTTGGTAGGGCAGCAACTCCAGCAGAAGTAAAGATTGCAGTTCAAGCCATCCAAGATATGGATAGGCAACGTCAATTATCTAACGTTGAGGATCCAACTACTCTTGGTGTTGCAGCCGAACAACAGGCAATGAAAGCATCGCCTGGGGAGTTTGGTGCATACTCAGCGGGTAAAGCAATTAATCAAGTCTTCTCATTGTTGGGTGGCGCATAATGGCAAAAACAAAAAAGGAAACAACACCAAAACAAGATTGGCGTAGTGCGTTCATTTCAAGGTTTCCGCAATATGCAAAGCTTGTTGATGGTGGTCCAGGGGAACAGGAAGCTCGAGCTAAATTTGGTGATGATCTAATTGATCTTATTCAGGATGTAGCCAAGAGACCAACACAGTACGACTTCACAACCCAAGCTGGCGTTGATGCTTTCAATGCAAAAGTTAAAGCAACCAAGTACTACAACGAAACAGTTGAATCCGCCAAAGCATTTGACGCTCTACTTGATGTAGATAAAGCTGACAAAATTAGAACCAATCGCATAACCATAGCTAGTGGTTATGGTGACCTTGGTTTAACAGCTAAAGAACTAGACGACATTACGTTGACGGCAACACGTCGTGGTCTTAGTGGACTTGCTTTGTCGCAATATGTAAACAGCGTTGTGGGTACTCGTGCTCGTGGCAAACAAGATTTGTTGGACAGCCTTGATGCGCAGGCATTGAAGAAAGTAGCAATGGATTACGGATACAACCCACCAGATTTAAACGAACAAATTCTTGCATCTGTTCAGGGCAAAGAATACAACGGGGAAATTATTACTGCCGACACCATTAAGAAAAAGGGCGTGGCTTTAGCTAAAGCAACACACTTCCAGTTGGCTCCACAATTAGATGCTGGGTTAACTCTTGCTGAGATCTTTAGTTCCTATCGAGACACAGCTGCCAGCACATTGGAGCTGGCTCCAGAATCTATTTCGTTTAACGATCCAAAGTTCAGAGAAGCATTTGGTGGACCCAACACTCCACCACCCACATTGGGTGAATGGGAAACAATGTTGCGTACCAACCCCAAATATGGCTTTGATAAAACAAAGAAAGCAAAACGTGATGCTGTGTCCATGGCTATGACCATAGCTAAATTGTTTGGAGAGGTGGCGTAATGTCAATGTCAGAAGCTGATCTTCGAGCACTTTCTGAAGCTCGTGGTCGCACTATAACTGCGCCCGCAGCAAGACCAACAACACCCGAGCAGCAACCATTTTATGACGATCCATACTTGGCTTACAACCGTGCCAAGTACGGAACAATTGAAGGCACTATTGGTGGCACACCAATCACTAGCCCTGGTGGTGGTGGCGGAACCAATGGTGGAACTGGTGGCGGAACCAATGGTGGAACTGGTGGTGGAAACGATGACAATAATGAGGAAGATATATTTGTTCCAACCGCTGGAGCGAAAGAAATACTTCGTTCAGTACTTGCTACATATGGACTTGGAAGTTTGTATGACTATGCTTGGTCTTTGTATACCAACAAAGAAGTAGATGTTGATGATGGTGAATCTCTTGTTTATGCATTGCGCCAACAAGATGCATACAAGAAACGGTTTGCTGCTAATGAACGACGCAAAGCTTTGGGATTTAATGAGCTTTTACCATCCACCTATATTGCTTTAGAAAAATCGTACAAAGATACTTTGGCTGCCAACGGTTTGCCACAGGGGTTCTACGATTCGCCAGATGATTTTGAGAAACTAATTGGCGGTGACGTATCGGTAGCAGAGTTAAACAATCGCCTTAAGGATGCATACACGGTTGTGCGTGATGCTTCCCCAGAAGTAAAGAACAAGATGGCGGAGATGTATGGGGTTACAGACGGAGATCTTCTTGCGTACGTAATTGACCCAGATCGAGCACGTCCTCTTATGGCCCCAGACTACAAGCGTCAAGCGCAAGCAGCCTTAATTGCGGAAAGTGCTCAAAGACTTTCAGCACTCAACTTGAATAAGGATGTGGCTGAACAGTTTGTACGACAAGGTGTTAGCCAAACTGAAGCCGAAACAGCTTTTGCAACAATTGGTCAGATGGGTGAGCTGCGACGTGGTGGACTTGGCGAACAACAAATCACGGATCTTCAGTTTGCTCAGGCTGCTTTAGGTACTGATGCTGAAGCTAAACGATTAGTGGAAGAACGCAAGAAGCGCCGTATTGGTGAGGTAACTGCTAGTGGCGGTTCGGCAACTCTTGCTCAAGGTGATAGCGGTTCTTACAAATCTGGGTACGGTCAAGCAAATCTCTAATACAGATAGTTAACCCTTGACAATCACTAATTGTGATGTAAGATAGTTGTATCCCATCAGGGATAACCATTGGAAATCCCCCCGATTTCAATGTGCTAATAGGGGTGAGATATGCAGCCACTTGGCCCCTCCAGCCAGGTGTGGGCGGAGGAGTGGGTCATGCAAGAACAAGACTTCTATGAAGAGGACAGCGTTCAGGAAGACCAGGCAACAAAGAATCCAGTTCGTGCAAGGATGCGTGAGTTGGAGTCAGAGGTTAAGAGCTTGCGTCAGCAAGCAGAGGAAGCTAAGTCAGCTCAACGAGAGTTGGCATTTGTGAAGGCAGGCGTAGACCTATCTTCAGGGATGTCCAAATATTTCGTTAAGGCTTACGATGGCGAACTCACACCCGAGGCAATCCGAGTTGCAGCCGCAGAAGCAAATCTCATTAAGCCCCAAGAAATCATGCAAGCAGCTCCTCAACAAGAGAAGCAAGCATGGGATCGAGTTAGCAACGCATCACGCGTTGGAGACACAACTGAAGCGACGGTTGACTACAGCACTAGAATTGCAAACGCTAAATCCGAAAAAGAAGTAATGGAATTGTTGGCTCAAGCAAGAATGAATCAAATCAACAATTAACCAATTCTTTAAGGAGAATTAAAACATGGCAGGCGAAACAACAACCTCGTCCTTGTCTATCGACCAGGTGGCGTTTGACCGTCTTGCGTATTTCGCATTGCGTTCAGAACTTCTTTTCGATCAGGCAGCGGACGTACAACCAGTAGCACAGGCAATGCCTGGTACTGGAGTTACATTCACAATCTTCGCAGACATCGCAGCAGCGACATCTACGTTGAACGAAGTAACTGACGTAACCCCAACAGCGCTCTCGGACAGTCAGGTAACAGTTACCTTGGCTGAATACGGCAACGCAGTTGTTACAACAGCAAAACTCCGTGGCACAGCATTCTTGGATGTTGACTCGGCAGCAGCAAACATCATTGGCTACAACGCAGGTGACTCGATCGATCAAGTCGTTCGTGAAGTACTTGCTGGTGGCAGCAACGTAGCTTACGCAACTGGTGGCGCATCAGCTCCATCAAGCCGTGTAACTATGGCTGTAGATGACTTGTTGGTAGCAAACGACATCCGTAAGCAGGTAGCTGCTCTGCGTGGTGCAAACGTTGCAACCTTCAATGGTTCATACATCGGCTTCATTCACCCAGACGTGTCGTACGACTTCCGTTCGGCTACAGATGCAAGTGCATGGCGTACACCAGCTAACTACGTAGATCCAACTGGTATCTACAATGGCGAGATCGGCTTGTTTGAGTCGGTACGTTTCATTGAGACACCACGTGCCAAGGTATTCACCAACGCTTTCAACGGCGCAGGTGCAACAGGTACGGGAGACTCGTATGCAACTCTTATCATGGGTCGTCAGGCTCTTGCTAAGGCGTTCAGCACACAAGATGGCAATGGCGCAACACCGAAGATTGTCCGTGGCAATGTCACAGATATCTTGATGCGTCTGCAACCACTTGGTTGGTACTGGCTCGGCGGCTACGGTCGCTTCCGCGAAGCTTCGCTTCGTCGAATTGAGTCGGCATCAAGCATTGGCGCAAACAGCGTCTGATAATTAGTCAGAGCCCCCCGCTCCTCCTCATCGGGGCGGGGGGCTTTGCTATACTCTTTTTGTTGAAAGGTTCTTATGTCGATTTCTAACTATGCTGAAAACAAAATTCTTGACCACGTAACTGGCGAGGCTGCTTGGACTATGCCAACAACGGTGTATGTCAAGCTCCACACGGGGGACCCTGGCGAAGCTGCAACGTCAAATGCTGCCACGGAAACTACACGCAAAGCGGCATCTTGGTCAGCTGCGTCTTCTGGTTCTATTGCTACAAATGCAACAATTGAGTGGACCAACGTTTCTACAACAGAAACATATACGCATTGGTCATTGTGGGATGCATCAACTGCAGGTAATGCTTTGTGGACTGGTGCACTATCTGCATCAGCTGCTGTTACAGCTGGAGATACTTTCCAAATCACTTCGCTTACGCTGTCTCTCGATTAGTCGGTAGGGGGTAAACCCTATGCGGACAATCGTAACTAGCTACACGGAAGCGTATGTAGATACACATCCGTATTACCGCAGCACCTTTGTTCCCGCACGCACATACTCGCGTACAGCTACAGGTTCTGGTGTTGGCACAGAAGTAACTGGTGTTTCAGGTTCTAACCAACTTCGTCTTGGAACACATACTGATTATTCATTCCCGTATCTAACTGGTGGACGTTATTACTTAGGTGCTCCAGTATTCAAAAGAACCGCTGATGGTTCTGGTGTTGGCACACAAACCGCAGTAAGACTTGTTATAACCCTGCGTACGGCTACGGGTTCTGGTGCTGCTGGAGAATCAGCTAGCACAATTAAAGAAGTTCTAGCACGCACAGCTACGGGTTCTGGTGTTGGTTCTGGCGAAGCAGACCCATTCTTAATTGTTGTTAAATCTGGAACAGGTAGTGGTACTGGAACTTCATCAACAACATTTATTCGTGGTTTGCCAAGAGTAGCCACAGGCTCTGGGGCTGGTACACAAACAGCAGTAAGACTCGTTATCAATATTAGAACAGCTACGGGATCTGGAGTGGGTACACAGAATGCCACCAAACGCATTGTGTGGCTTCGTACTGCGTCGGGATCGGGTTTGGGTACTGAGACAGCCACCGCAATAGAATCGCTTCCTAGAACGGCTACAGGATCTGGTGTTGGCGCTGTAAGTCAAAACGCTACGTGGGTCAAGTCCCGTATGTTTAGGGTTCCACAAACTACAAACTTTGCTTTTGTCGAAGCATACTCAGAGATCAGTTGGCAACCACGACATCGGTTGTTTGCTCGTCTACCTAACGGCGTAAGAGTAGAGAACCTCTTTGAATTACAGGATGGTTCGTATACAATTAATGATCCAAGAGATGGTACGGTAGTTAGGGTTTATCTTGGGTCGCATGTAATTCCATTAACGGATGAAGAAGTGGCAGATCTAACAGCAGCTGGATACGGAGCGTACATAACGTGAA